GTGTAATTTTCATCCACACCATTAGTATTAAAGATTGTAGCTAACATCCGCTAAAAATTTCCCCCGTGATCATAAATCACAAGGTACAAAAACTACGCTGCTTTCTACAACCACTAAGGGTGGGAGTACAACCTCCGATAAAGAGGCTCATGCGACTACAACGCATGATTTAATGATGGCGCCTAAACCGGCGCCGGGTTTATACTCGCATAATCCAAGGTTGGACAACAAAGAAAATGCAAGCAGGTGAAATCAGGACCAGCACACGCTTCGGTTTGAAGAGTGATAGTAGCTAAATCGTCTGCATCAGACGACGCAACTTTTGTGGTCTTGATCTGGAGAGCCACTCCTTGTTCATCAGTACCATCTTTTGAAGTACCCAACACATAAACTGTAGGGTCTGCAAAAGAAAAATTCCTATTATTATAATCAGGAAAATTGAAAAGCAAGGAACCGTTTGTTCTAGTGGTCGTTATTGCACAACCAGCAAGACCGTCACGTCTATTGGTGTATACATTGAGGTGGTACGCTTTCCGACTCACTGAATCGGAATGCGAACTACCAGTATATGCACCAATAAATCGGTTTCCAGCACCATTTAAATCTGTGTCACATAACCGCACAGCCCTGATATCATCAATAAATCCATATTTATCTGATGAAGGGGTTACGCAATATGTAACACTGCCCCTATATCCCAAAAACATGCCAGCGATGTAGGTCATCACTGGCATTGTATTGTAACAATAGGGGGCATTACCACTCGCCGCTATCAATTTGTTAGCTGAAGTGGCAGTCCATGAGGGGTCAAAACCAGGTGTACAAGGCATTCTTTTGTATAGTTTACGAAAGGTGCAGTACAATTGGGTTTGGCCAGCAGGCATTGGTGTCGTTTCTATCATCTGAGAACGATGAAGCAAAACACGCAATGAACCTACACACTCACCAAAATTTAAATCATATCTTTCAGGTATGATTTTGGTGGGTGTACCGAAAGTGACTTGTGATGGAACAAGATCAGTCGTATCATCGGATTGTAGTGCGAAAAAGCTAGGAGGGGCGGAAGTATGGCCTAAAACAGCCATAGGATTCGCCAACTCGAAGTTTTCACCACCACGCACGAAGAACAATAACCCAACTGAACCAGAAGCTGGAGCGACCAGGTTGTTGAGGACTCGGACTGTAAACATTCCATTGTCGATTTTGCTGCGAGGCGCCAAAGCATTACCTAAATTCCAATTGTCAACCAATGAAGGATCAACGCTACTCCAGGCTAAAGCCTGGTGATAAGGAATTACAAATTCAATATCATCTCGTTCACCAATATCCAGAATTTGAGTATAACAAGTATTCTCATCTGGATTGGTTACAGAAGTATCGTTCAAAGGGTCAAAGGTAATTTTAAGACGACCTTTATGAAACTTGGTACAAATCACTTTCACGCGAATGATAATATCACCGCGCCAATGCTTAAACAAAGCACTAATGTAGGAAAGAGGAGTGTGATACACCCTATTACCTACGGTAACAGAAGAAGGATTCAACAATTCCACACGTCCGAATAGCATAGGATTAATCCGCGCATTCAACAATACAGCGCCACCAGTGTCACTGGTCGTCCAGGACGTTTCCCCAAACAAACTTTCTTTAGTTTTCAAATACATTAAAGAAAGCTCATCCTCAGAACCCAAGCCATGTGGCGAGGGGTCGATTGACAACTCTTGTTTTGGATCGAGTGTCAATTTCTGAGCAGGTACGCCTATCTGAGCAGAAGCTAACATAGGTGCATTCATAGGGTGATATGGCATCACGTCACTAATAACGGGTACATTAGTATATCCGAACAACGAAGCAATCGATGATACCGCTGAAGCGCCAATTTGGGTAGCCCTAGCAAAAGTACCTATAATAGGTATTTCCGTTAGTCGCCCAGCAAGTGCAGCTAAAGCAGAAGCCGGTCTGGAAACAGAACCATTCCCATATTCGTCACTCTGAAGTGCGAACTTAGAAGTGGCTCCCATAAGTTCTACATCTGTCATCCATGCATAAGTACGCACGGTGATAGATGTCGAACCTCCGGACACGGCAGATTGCAAAGGGTAAAAGATAACATAATTGATTGTTCCCATATTAGTAACGTCTGAAGCTGATGTAATATCAAGCCAATTGGCGTTATAAAAGAAACGCAATGGCATCTCACCTCCCGAATTTGATTGTGGATAACAATAAAATCCAGGCTGTTGCGAATAAGGTATCTTCAAGGACATATCTGATGAAGGATTCGTTCGAATCTTATCACTGACAAAACCCAATAAAGGAGAATAACATAAACGCAAAGCACCATATTGGAAAGGTGACCCATTAATAATTGTTTTAATGTGAAGGTTTCCTCTCAAGAAACCAAAATTTTCAATCTTCTTCTTCACGGCTGTGTTCGATAAAAATAAATGCCAGGGTTTAATAGTTTTCTTAACACCTGCCACATCTGATGTACTCCAAGTAAAGGAGTCAATCATGACTGGACGGGACAAAAAAGTTCCTAAACCAATATCGTCCGTATTATCTACGACAGCCACTGCATTCGTTGAGGTTGGCAGATCGACAGAAACGCCTCTAGCGTTATCCGTAAAAGAAACTGTTTGTACAACTTCTTCTTCAGAAACGCTTGGAACGGTTCCATCATCAACCACCTCCGACTGCAGTTCAAACCTACTAAAATCATATGGTCGGTCAATTCCATAGAAGTTATCTGTACTTCCAGTGACAGATATCAACTGGGGCTCAAGTACTTTCTGAGCCAAACATGGGGTCCTCTGAGACGGTACATTACTGCACACCGATCTGCCTGGACCAGTGTACAGGGTTAGGCTGAAAACCCAGACGCCTTCCAAAACCGTTCACACAGCTCATCCCAACCGGGAAGGGTCTTCTCATTCGTATACATCGAATAGGGATGTTCGTTTAACAACTCTTTGAAAAACTCGTGATGAGTTTCAAAGATATCTTTCCCATAGAAAAAATACTCACTGTTAGCCGATTGAACAACGGCCACAGTCTGAGCATATGAATCTATGGTACCGGATGGAATCCATGTTGTCAAACTTTTATGAATGGATTCCTCTTCCAAAGGAGCCAACCAATCACCAATTTCCTCATTCCATACCCATTTTCGTTTCAAAAATGAACACTCGGATATATGACAAAAAGGTTTAGATTCAGCTTCTTTATCGGCCATGGTATATTCCACACCAATGTCCGCCAATTCTCTTTGAATGCTCGTATGGTTAAACCAATCAGCTTCTGGCGATACGCCCATGATATTATCGTCACCGTAAGTAAACAAACTCACAAATTGCTTAAAATAAGCGTTATCGTATCCTGCTTTACGAGAAAGCTTAATGAACACGTAGCGCATATACAAACAATTAACTAGCGAGTTAATAATGACAGTCAGAGGATGTCCGGAAGGATTAGTTCCGAAAAACTCTAGAATGTCACCATTAAAATTCACAAATGGAAACGCTGTGTCATAGGATATACCATATAACTGATTCAACTCATCTTCGGAAAAACCAGCACGTTTAAACAAATTGATAATAATGGAAAAAGCCATTAATATAAAATCGCTTATCATGCGCTTATCGAATTTACCGTAGTCACCTGCGATAATCCGCGTAGCTCCGAACTTGGTCAAATCTCTATATAGGTTTCCCCATTCTGCTGATTGAACCACCAAGCCAGGACAAGCTTCGAACACAGTCTTATTCATCTGTACGAGACGCACAAATGGTAATAGATACATTCGAACTAACAAACTGAAAGCAATACCGGATGCTGTAAAAACGCGAGTTTTCTTAGCTTCCGCCTTTCTGAATGTTATAGCTTCATCCTTAAGGTGAGCATTAAAAATGGGCATGGCACGTTGACCATTGTTATATTTATCCTTAATCTTGTCAACCTCCTCCCATATCTCAGGTTTAAAATTCACACCCTCTGGGTATTTCTCGCATACATCCGGAACAAGATATTTCTTCTTGGTCGTATTGTACGGAAATCCCATAGAACTGTTACAGTTGATACGATCAACATATTTAACCTGTGGAAGACCATTAACAGCGGCTTTTGGAGTCAATATAACTAATTCTTTCTCCCAACCTTGCGGCAAATTGGAAACAATTTCCTCTTCAAACATATCTCTAGCTTTGACCAGAACACACCTATCGTAATTTACTTTAGGTTTAATCATCTCAACGATATTATTTCGCCAAGGTGCCCAGCCCTGCATAACAGGCTTGGTATGTTTGACAGTGGTATTAAAGTATTCCAATACCCGCTTACAAATCGGGGTCGTAATGACCCTACTTCGTGGTCGCGGTATGAAACCAGGCAACGCACCAAAATATTTGACAGTACCTTCTTGAAGGTATCTGCAAATACTTTTGTCATGTGGGGGTAACAACTGGATGTCAGATTGTAACGCCAGTTTTGGTTTTCCTCCCCCGTTCACTTGCTTGATAATTGTGGATTTGTCCAAAAGTTCTAGCAAGTCCCTCTTGGAAACATAAGGGAATCCCCTTTGTGTATCATAGCCTATCGTATGGATACCTACAAGCACTGGTCCTTTTGGTGTCATAGCAACACCTAAGGAACCACAATCTCCTTTCTTCGAAACTTCTCTACTACGTCCCAAATAAATGGGAGTCCTAGTATTGAGAGCTTCGATCGGAAAATTATCAGCCTTTTCAACGTTATAAACGTTTAAAAAGTGCGCTTGTCCGCTATCCAATCTGAAAATGCTAATCATACGAGAGACTGGAATCATACTTTCAGCCCAGTATTTTGTAATATCCTTAAATGGTGGCATAGACATGACTTGATAGCAAGCCAAGTCTCGACTCTCCATATAATGGATATCACTACGGGACATTTCGAAAGTGTGATTTGCTGTGATTCCATTTTTACCCATCGTCTGTAAAAAGACTTGAAATCTGTTTCCAAGTTTCAACGAATGGGCGTTGAATAAAAGCATCTGTCCTTTAGCCATCACACCGCCTGTGCGGACAGTGTACTTGACATCCAATGCTTTAATATCCAACAAAACACAATTATGTGCAAATAGATTGCGCGCTTCAGCATCAGTTACATCAGGTGTACTGAGCGAAGCAGGAGGCACATCAAAGGTACTCAACTCCACCGTGGGATTATACCATACATTCGGAGTCTCATCTTTGGACAAAGAATCTTCCGTCGTACCAAAAATGTTGCCCTGTGGGACCATCTTTTCTACTACATTCTTCGTTTCTCTACTCCTTAAATAAAATTTAAGGCATAGTCCCAATGCTGCCAGACCCATAAGTGCATGCTTATACTTTACGGTCAAATGCGTGCCATTCAATATGGCATACATTTTCAACTGCGCTTGCGAATTAAGGTGATTGCTCAAATGTGCCAAAGCCTTGCGCGTCATATAATAACGCGCAGCCATCTTAGCACTCCACAATACCCAAGACCACGATAATGACCACATAAACATGGTGCACATTAGCTCGAAAAAATACTTTCCACACTTCTGCGGGTCAGTTAAATTATCGGCTTGTAAGCAACCACATTTACTCGAAATGCAAAAGCAGAGTGGACACACTTCAATAGTGCGCATTCCCACGTCACATTCTTGCGATCGATCTTGAATAGATAAATGATCTCGTGATGCCTGACCAAAATGCTTTAGAAATTCCAAAACATCATCAAAGATGGCAACATCCACCAATTTAGCTCTTTCACGACCAGCACTATCAACAGGAACAAGTTTCTGTACAGTTATCTTCCAAAAATCAGGATACACTCCATCAAATTTTGGAATTGTCTGTGTATTCAGAAACTTCTTGTTCTCGTGTAAGTACTCGTCTTTAGGAGTGATATGAACTATATATGGTAGACGCCTTCTTACGGCCAGCGGGCAATGAAAATACTCGTGAGCATTTAAATCGCTAGCATTAGTTGTGGCAACAACTAATTTTGCCATTACTGGCGTTTTACCCTTATCCTCCAATGCTGCTTGGGGAGGTACGTATGGAACATTGTTAACAACATTCAATAACTCCTTCAAAGTCGGGTCAACTTCAAAAGCTTTGGTTGCGTTGAGAAAAGCAACATCATCCATTTGGATACACCATTTACTGGAATCAAAATTGCTCCAATACTCATCAGCAGGATTTCTGACGTATCGAAAATGATCGTCTTTCTCCAATCCATGTGCACTAGCATAAAAATAGTACAACATTTTGGTAAATGTCGATTTACCTACACTGGATGTACCATGAACCAGAACGCCAAAAGGGGCTTCCCGCTCCTTTTGCGACGCACGTCTGGTAACCTCTACGTTTTTAAGTAACTGGAGGTTCTGTAACTTACGGCTCAGCATGGTACTTTCAACACCAAGATTTCTCCTGGAGTGCTTACTGATAGCGACTCCTTTTTCAATTGCGTCATTTAAATCTGACACAAAAGAAAAATAGGTTGTCCCGTGGGCACCTAAATTGGAAGTGAAAGGAGCTAAAGCCAATAGTTTATCAGCTTCATCAGACCAACGCTTGTACGTTGTATCTGAATGTATAAAAGTAGTGACATCTCCAGTCTTCCTGAAATCGATTATCTTTTCACACACAAATATTGCGGTATCGACAACGCAAACTAAAAAGGGTCTCGTCCCTTTATATGATTGCGCCTTTTTTCCCGTTAAGGTGCGGAATTCTTTGTCAGTGATTTCCCACCCTAACTTGGATAGAAATCCTTGGACCAAAAGGTAAGTATATAGCTCATGTAGTTTGTTAACTATGGGAGAATCCAACGTGATTGTAGTCATGTCAAATACCTCCCGAGCTTTTGTTACCACACTTTCAAAATCGGCTTGTAAAATGTTAATGTTATCCTTCTTAAGAAAGAAGTTCTTACATTGACTAACAAACGACTCGCCCATGAAAAGCTTATAAGACATGTGCAACAACGCTATCAAATCTGTCTTCGTTTCACACTTTCTAAACCAATATATGGTTTGGAAAAGGTTCTCAAACAAATCAAGATTCCACACTTCTTTAACATCAATACTAGATGGTTGAGCTGCTTTAACGATTTTCATAAAATCGTTATAAGCATCCATTACTGCATTTGATTGCAGCGTCCACCTATCAGTATATGATGTTACACCTTCCATAGCAAATTGGGGCCAGGATAAAGGATCCTCATCACGTAACAAACGTGGATTTAACTCCACGGTGACATGATGAGGCCAGCTAGAAGGGACAATTACATAATCCAACTCGCAAATGGTATATGAACTAAAGGTTCTGTTAGGATCCAGTAGCTCACCACGGAAAAACAAATTGGAGGACGTAATGTCCCCTCGGATATTCAACCACGAATTGAAGACGCTGATCTTCAAATGTGGGTCGATCTTGAATATCCTAATAACACTAATGTTAGATCGAACACTAACAGCCAAAGCTAGAGTAAGGAAACCAGGTTCTGGTATATCTCCATACTCACACGTATCGCAATCGCAATAATAAAAAGGTTCCGCATTTTGGAAATCAAAATGAAATTCGCACATATTACTTACTTATTACTTAACTGTGTTCACTCTGGTCTTTGCGTGCTGCGTTTATCGCCCGGAGCTCGGCTACCCGCTCTACAGGAGCGGTAAACTGTTCCTGGGACTTTTACCCTGGACGTAACATAAAAACAACGCACATGATCACTCATACTACTTGACTAATTACCTAGGGTGCATAACGCATTAAAAACTAAACAACTACTCAACAAACGCATTTGTAACATATGATACTAGTGTGAACCGTATAACTTGCAGTGACTATGCAGAGAAAACCTCTTATATCAATACGAGTCAGTGTACTCATACCATGCTCCAACATTGCATTCAAGGTTTGCTGCCAGCACTTTTAAACATACATGGTAGTTCTGCTACCTTTTTCTTTGGCATTATTTTCTTTTTATTTTGTTTTTTCTTCAAATCTCGTGCGCCCAACGGTGCGGCCTAACTTACCACATCAAAACGGCGCGAGCTTTATTCACAACAGTAAAGCCCTTTTTACGAAAAACTGTTTGTCAAATGTATATAAACGCAAATATGAAACATGCATATACAAACAACGGGTTGGCCTACATCAAATTGGTGTACTATGATTATTTTTAATATTCATTCAACCTGTCACGAAATGTAACTATCAATAGCTACAATTACCGACTAAGCGTCTACGTAGTCCTACATTGGGGGATGCTACGCAGTCGTTACCGTTCCAAAAATTGGGCACATCAGTCATAACAACAATAATTATATTACTGATAGTTTTCCAATGAACAGAAACAAATATTTACTACTAATCTAAAGAAG